TCTAGTTGTGAGAGCACCTAGAGCCATTACATCTTTTCCACCAGCAACATGGAAGCCAATCAATTTGGTATGAATCAAGTTATTGGAAATGGAGAGCAAAGCTCCGCACATTCCGCTAACTGTATGCAAATCATAATCAATGTGATTTCCTATGCTGATGGGACAAATGCAATGTCCTGATGATTTTGGGCAGGTGTTGGGTTCATGTAGGTAATATGATGTGTTTTTGGTTGTTACTGAGAAATGATCGGTGTATTTTTCTTGAACAATTGTTTTTCCATTGACTTGGTGAAATCCAGAGAAAGTTAAGCTTCCTTCCATTAATTTGTCAATATCATTAGCATTCAAAAATTTAGAGAGAATTTTGGGTCTGTTCGGAACTACTGGAGGAAAAGAAATTAATGCCAAATCAACTGGGGAACCATCCAATTGAAAAGTTTGAGAAATTTTGCATTGATCGATTGGAACTTTAATAGCTTCATTAGTAGCGTAAGGATTACTGATGACGATATGTTCAATAGGATGTATGTGTGGTGGATTAAGAACAGTATGTGCTGTAGTAATCATGGTGCGTCCGACTAAGAATACACCATTACTTCTACAACACCTACCTTCCTTGTCTACAGCTTGAATCCAAACAGAGTTACTCAGCAGAACTGAAGTCGTCTGTTCAATTCTAACTAAGTCACGTTGAGCGTATTTCACAGCTCCAATTTCCATGTCCGTTTTGCATTCAATGAGTCCATGAGCCAAGCGCTGGGTTTTAGGCATGCGAGGATCTGATGAATAGATACGTTGAGCACAAGGACGATTTCGTGGAACACGTGGCTGACTTTCGTAGACTCTTTGAGCAAAGGGTGTTATGCTCAGAGCCCGCATAGCAGCTTCAATGCAACTATCAGCGTTCAAGTAATCATATTGATAAGTTGTGACTTCGTCGCAGATCTCACAATTTGACCAGCAAGTGCTGTTGAGAATTTCCAAAGCGTGTTCCTTAGTGGTAGGTGTGAAATTTTGATGAGCATATCGCAATATTTGACATTGGCGCGGAGTACTTTGTGCAGTTGGTCTTTGCAAAGTGAGTCGTACTTCTTCTCGGATATCTTCGAGTGTTTCACGGGGCATTCCAAGTTCAAGCAAATCCTTGCGAACAGATTTGACTCCCGTTCTTTCCATAAAATGGCCCAACATGTTGCCATGTTTCGGATATTGCATGATTTTACAGGAAGAACACGTTGTACACGGTGTATTCGAGTTAGAAGGCGAAGAATTAAACTTGCACCAGTGAGTAGTATTGTTAATGGCAGGTGAACAAAACAGCCCTGCATACCAAGCACCACATGCGGCAGTCATAGTTGCTACTAGACCGCTAAACAATGTGGTGGTTGGCACGCTGGGGAGATATTGTATGATGTTAGTGGTTGTGGAGGAAAGGAGTGATAAAACAAACTCGGCTATTTTGAGTAATCCATTGGAGGCAATGTGGGGTAGAGTTTTTAGTTTACCAAAGGCTTTGGTAAATTCTGCTTCTACTTCCCCTTTGACTTTTCTGAATTCCAAAGCAACGTTGTGAGCTTTTTCCTTTGTGGTGAACATTTCTGATATGATTTGTGCAAAGTCCTGTGAGGTATCAACTGGGTCTGGTTCGGCATCAAAGAAAAGGCAATTCATCATGTACAATGGCTTCAATAAATTTCTCTGGAGAGAAAATTTTGTCAAAGTCACCAATGATTTCTTTTTCTGTGTTCGTCTTAGGCTCGATGGTGATTCCAGCCTGTTCTCTAATTGCTTTTTCAAGCAACTTTCCTTCGTTCTTTGCTCTATCGTTTTGTTCTACATAGTATTCCCAAAAGTTTTCGAATGTCAGGTTAGCTTTCCCTTGGATTGGGATAACTTCCGCGATGTTCTTCTGCTTATTGTGAATGACTTTGTAACAAGTAAAACGATAGTGCTCAGTGCAAAGGGGAGAAAGATCCTCCACAGCAACGCCTTTCGCTTTTGCAGTGTTGGTTTTGCA